GTATGACTTCTTATTGAAGTACTTCTTCATATTGTCAACAAACTCTTGACCATCAGTATCATTTGGTATCTCGCTGAAAGTATAGCCACACCCTTTGATAACATCTTTTTTATAGAAGGCATCTTTCCAATACTCTGCCATCTTTAACTCATGCTCATACCTATCTTTCCATGTATCAGAAGTCTCGCTATCATTAATAGATGCTATGAAGTTATCTTCTGCAAGTTTCTTCCAATGAGCAACTTGTTTTTTAAGTGCCTTATTGTTATCCCATGCTATGTCATAGGCTTCCTTAGATACAGTTTGGTTTCTGTCCACTTGTTCTATCTGAAACCTTAACTCAGCATTTACTTTGGTTAGGTCAGCACACTTACCCTCTTGTGTATCAGTCCTAACATCTTCATCATTCTGTTTAACAAATGCTCTGACCATATGCTGAAAGTCCATATGTGATATAGGTATGTACCTATCTTCTGCTTCTGAATAGTAATCCTTGTGACCCAAGGCATACATATCATCTGCTAATTTACCTGTGCTAGTTGTAGCTCCTAGCATTTGTACTACTCTATGTATCTTCATTGTGTATTCTCCTCACATGTTTTGATTAACCTATCTAAATACCATTGTGCTTTCCTCAAGTCCTCTACACCATTCTTATACTTGTATCTCCATAAGTACTTAGCAATGTTACCTTGTAAGTAAGCATCAAAGCCACTACCTAACATAGCTTGTAGAGCATCTATACACTCAATACCTGATTCATTGTAGTGTTTAGGACTATTGACCATGTCCTCTTCATCTTGTCTCTTCTTCATGTATGCCATGTGTTTCATTACACTATCTCCTTTGGTAAGTTTCTTATTGGACTTCCACCATCTCCATTCCAATTTGCTACGACTTCTCTAAAAGCACCCCCAAGACTACCACAAGAATACTCTTTTTTATTATAACTTCTCATGTTAATTACCTCTTCAAGAAAAGCATCTAAGCTATTGTCTAACTGTTCTTCCATTACACTCTCTCCTTTGTATTATACATTTCATTATAATCTTTAACAACTTGCTCACTATACTTTCTGTCTTGCTCATCAGCATCATATAAGATACCTCGTAGTATATGAGCAACGACATCAACTGTCCACCCATTACCAATCATCTTGTATCTCTGACTATTGGACACGTGGTTGGTGTAGTTGTCAGGTATAGTCTGCAATCTCTCACACTCTAGTGGTGTCAGCTTTCTCCACATATCTTTACTGACTACTACGTTGTCCTTCTGCACAGTCGTAAGACAGTTAGACTTCTCATCTTCTCGTATCTCTAGTTGCCTAGTGAATGGTAAGTCTAGTTGGTCATCTTTCCTAGTACCATTCTCGTCTAGTCTACGATTGACAATCCTACCTATAGCAACCTTTGGTTCTCTGTGTCCACCCTGCATAGTAGTAAGGGTAGGTGCTTTACCTTCTTGAGCATACACTCTCTTGATACTGTCGTGTCCTTTGAGGTCAGCAGTACCAACCCTAATCAATCCATCTCTAGACACAGTAGGGTTATCCTTCAGTACCATAGTACGTTGCTTACGTTCAATACTATTCCACCATACTGCACCATTGTATCTAGCAGTAAGGCAATGAGACTTGCCATCAGCATTAGTCATTACGTCTGTAGCATATCCATCTTCTAGTATGTCTTGCATAACAATCTTCTTGTCTCGCATCTCCTCAATAGGCATCTGTTCGTATACCCATGTTCCTGCTTCACAAGTTGTTAACCTACCCCACCAATACAGTCTGTATCTCTTCTGTGCTGACTTGTACTTAGAGTCTAGTGCTTGTGGCTCAAACCCCATGTACTTAGAGATGACATCTTGTGACTGCTTAGACATACGAACATTCTCTAACAGTACATACTTAGGCTTCAACTCATCTCGTAGTCGCATGAACTCAAAGAATAACTTACTACGAGGGTCATCAAAGTTTAACTGCTTACCTGCAAATGAGAATCCCTGACAAGGTGACCCACCTATCATCAAGTCAATGTCGTGGTCAAAACTACTAGCATCAACCTTAGTGATATCCCCTATTTGTATAGTGTTAGGGAAGTTAGCTTGTGTAACCTTGATAGGATACTTGTCTATCTCTGAAGCATAGTAGACATCTACTAATACTCCTGCCTTCTCTAAGGCTAGTTGACCACAACTTAGCCCATCAAAAAAACTACATACAATCATTGTGTTATCTCCCTTGTTGTGTCGTTAGTGACGACAATGTCACCCTTAGTTTCAATCCATACCTTAGCACCACATGATAGAGGATCATCAGGAGCATACACTAACTCCATTTCTCCTATCACTCTTACACTATGAGCATAAGTATTAGTACCCCTAGACTTAATAGTAAACACAGGGTTGTTCTCCCCATTCTTAGCATTAGCTCGTATAACATGTTGATTAACGTGTACTCTAGTGATAGCCATTAGTTTATCTCCTTGTCTTTGTTCCATACCATGCACCCTTGCCACTCTATTGTGTAACCCATACCCTTCGGTAAGTAATGAGTTATACCACGTTTAACGGCTTTGTCAATACCTGTCTTGTATAAGGTATGATGCTCCATACATTCTCGTTGAGTTTTAAATGCTACGTTCTCAGCTATAGACTGATTAAGTTTCCTATCGTCAGTCATATACAATACTACTAGTATCCAATCCATCTTACACTCCCCTTGTTATCACATACCATAGTAATCCTACGACTACTATAGATGCTACCATTACTTTATAATCATCACTAGGCATACACTTTCTCCTGCATTATTAGTTTACCTTTTCGCATAGACTTTCTATTAAGTTTCCATGTCTTCTTAGGATCATTAGCAGGTTTCTTCTTAACTGCTATCTTCTCAAAGGTTTTAAGAGTTCTCATAGGTATTTCTCCATTCATCTGTTGCATTTACTAGGGTAGGATTCACAGACATAATCTCACTTATGTAGGCATCTCCATACTCCCACCTATCGTGGGTCATAGGTGATTTACATGCAGTAAACCATCTAGCATTATTGTTCTTATCTTCATTACCCTTTACTTGATATGTCTTAAGTATCTTCCACTCAAAGTACATATCATTACTAGGGTTATCTACCCTATAGGTAGCATAGGCATTATCTATTTTAGTTGACTTACCAAATTGATTTTTACTCATCTTCTTCATCTCCAAATGTTTTAGTCCACTCGTCAGGAGTGATACCACTTATTAAAAATTCCCTTTGTCCAATGTCCAAGTTAGGAAAGGCATCTTGCACTAAGATATCTCCAACAGTCTCATAGATATCTAAGTGTTCTTGAGTTATAGGCAATTCCATTGTGTTCATCTTCTTAGTAATTATTGATTGCTTAGTTACTTGTATCATGTCTAGTCTCCCTTAGTTATCAATAGTAATATAAGAACATTAGGTGGTACATGGGTTCTTTTCACATATTTATATATGCTAATTCGACCATAGTATGGCTTTGCTTTTCTCCACCTAATGTTTTTGTATTACTATTTATTTTGTTGTTCATACCAACTGTTAGCACCACCCCTAATCATGTTAGTGTATTGTATACCATACCCACTACCAACATTCAAGTCATCTTTACTTATCAAGTGCTTGTGCATATGCTCGACACTATCCCAATTATCATACAACCTTTTACATAGGTAGTCAAATTGATTGTCATCTAGTACAGATTTATCTTGCTCATAGTATAGGCATGAACTCATTAAGAATATGGGTACTAACCTATTGAGTGATACGTTACTTAATTCCATGTATCCTCCTCCATGTTACCCACGTTATAGCTTGCACCTCATAGGCTTTTAAGGGTTGCCCATTAACTCTTATATCCTTACCAACATCAACGTAGGCTTGTTGTATTATGGCATATTCTTTCTTGCCTATGCTAGTCTTAGGGGTAGTTAACCCTTCACGTTGAGCATAGTATATATTTCTAGCATGTCCATCAATAGTGCAGGTATCATAGCCCATTATATTTTGATAGAATGAACTTATCTTTTGACCATTCAGTATAAATGTAACGTCATCTTTTTTAGGCATTTGTCCTAGTATATGCCAAGCCTTATGTTTCATGGCATGATATGTCGATACTTTTATGCTATCTATATCGTCACCATTAACATAAGCACCCACCAAATCACTAGCATTAGTAAGGTTACGTTCCCACTTATTGTTAGGCGATAGAGCAGACACTACCCCTACTACAATATGTATTGGTACTTTGTGTAGTATGGCAATCTTTCTACAGTCTAGGTAGGCTTTACGATACCACGTGACACCATCTTTAATCTCTTCAGTCGTGGCAAGATTATAGATTGCTTCTATGTTATCTCTACTCATTGCATAGTCTCCATTGGTTGTGTAGTTATAGGGTACAACGCAACACGAATGTCACATTGTAACCATATCGTTAAGCACGTTTTTTATTGATAGCAAAATCCTTATGTCCTGACACCTTGAATGTACCAAAGTCTACCTTAGTTTTTAAGCCAACTAACTCTTGATAAATTCCCGTCAATACTATTTCAAACATAGCTATACTAGTCGAACCAATCCTAGCACCAAACTCTTTTTTTACTTGTCTAGCACCAACCCTGCTTGCTTTGTATAGCTTCATCTTAGATAATTGATAACCCGTAACCTTATGATATTTTTTAGCTACTCTTGCGAACTTCTTTTGGTTTGATTGTGTCAAATTCTGACCCGTTAAACCCGTTGATTGTTTCCAATAAGTAACATTAATATTTTTTACAGTCATAGTATATCTCCACGATAAGTTAAGTTAAAAGGGCATTATACCCTATAACAACACATTGTCAAATAATATATGAAGGGTACAATTATAGTGGTGGTTTTAGCACCAATAATCTCAACACGTATTGTACTATAATCGCACCCTATATATATCAAATTAATTCATTATGTGACATATATATCTTGATATGATTAGGCAAACATTTTAGATACTTAACCCAAGTGTTTTTGTCATAAAGGTTTAGC